ACTATTACAAATACTAACTTACAAATTTTAGAACAAAGCGCTAGTGGTTATCAAGATATTGATATGGCTGGTGCAAGTGTAACTTTACTTTTATCAGATGGTGCAACATCAAATGGTAAAAATTTTTATTTAAAACTGTCTGGAACTTTAGCTGGTGATAGAACTTTAACAATGCCATCAGGGTCTGAAAGAGTTTGGATCATAAGTGATGAAACAGATCGAACAAGTAGTCAACGTACTTTAAGTGTATTAACAGCAAGTGGTACATCTCAACCTGTTCCAGTTGGAGCAACTTTACTTTGTATATCTGATGGTACAAACACAACAACAAGACTTCTTCAACTTGGATCTAAAAGCATTGATTCATCAAGCACAACAGCTTATACAGCAGTTAAAAACGATCAAATCTTTGCAACTACATCAACAAACCCAATCACAATAACTTTACCTGCTTCCGCCTCTGCAGGTGATGAACTAACTATTATAGATATATCAAGAAGTTTTGCTTCAAATAATTTAACTGTGAATAGAAATAGTCACAAAATAAATGGTGCTACGTCTAATTTAGTTTTGTCTACTAATGGTCAATCAATCATCCTAGTTTATACAGGCGCAACTCAAGGATGGGTTTATAAAACAAACACAGCATAGGAGCTAACACATGGCTCTAACCAAAATTAAATTCGCACCTGGAATTGATAAACAAGACACAGCTGTCGGCGCTGAAGGTCGTTGGGTTGATTCTGATAATGTAAGATTTAGATATGGTCTACCAGAAAAAGTTGGTGGTTGGCAATCTCTATTAACAGATACAATAGTTGGTGTGGCTAGAAAAATGTTACCCTTTGTTGATAATGATGGTAATAGATATGTAGCTATCGGCACAGATAAATTTTTACTTGTATATTTTGAAGGACAACTTTTTGATGTTACACCTTTAAAAACTAGTATTACTGGTGCAACACTTTCAACCAATTCTACGACAACAGTTACAATAACAACTTCAGCGGCACATGGAATAAATGTAGGTGATATAGTTTTATTTGATAGTGTTACTTTACCAAGCGGTACAGGTTTTTCAGCATCAGACTTTGAAGATAAAAACTTTCAGGTTATAAGTGTTCCAACTCCAACAACTTTTACAATTACAATGGGGTCAGCTGCAAGTGGTACAGTATCTGCTGGTGGTAGTATAACTTTAAAACCCTATGAACCCGTTGGTCCAGCTGCACAATCTTATGGTTATGGATTTGGTATTGGAAATTATGGCGGTACAATTACAGGTGCTCTACAAAATGATTTAGATGGAGCGTTGAGCGCGGATACAAATGGTAACAATGGATCAGCCACACAAATTAGATTAACATCAACAACAGGTTTTCCAGATCCAACAGGTACAATAGCTGTTGGTAACGAATTAATAACTTACACAGGTGTTGCCGGTAATGAATTAACAGGTATTACTAGAGGTGCATTAGGCACAGCAACCACAGGCACATCAAACGGTCAAGCTCATAGTGATGCCGCAACAGTAACTAACGCAACAGATTTTACAGGGTTTGGAAGTGCAGTAGAAGCATCTACAGTTACATTAGAACCTGGGCTTTGGTCCTTAAGTAATTTTGGTGAAGTGCTTATTGCAACTGTGTTAAATGGTAAAACATTTACTTGGAATGCAGGAATCGCAGCTAGACTTACAACAAGAGCATCAACAACAACATCAGGGTTTGCAACTAACAATAACCCTACAGCAACAAGATCAACTTTAGTTTCTCCAACAACAAGACACTTAATTCATTTTGGAACTGAAACAACTATTGGAACTCCATCTACACAAGATGATATGTTTATAAGATTCTCTGCAGATGAAGATATAAACCAATATACAGTTGAAGCTACAAACACAGCAGGTACACAAAGATTACAAGACGGCACAAAAATTATGGGTGCATTAGTTGCAAAAGAAAATATTCTAGTTTGGACTGATAATGCGTTATACACAATGAAGTTTGTAGGTGCACCATTTACGTTTGGTTTTGAACAAGTAGGCACGAACTGTGGTTTGATTGGACAAAACGCAGCTATTGAAATAGATGGTGTTGCATATTGGATGGGTACAAATGGTTTCTTCTCTTTTGATGGTACCGTTAACTCATTAGCATGTTCTTTAGAAGATGATGTTTATGACAATATTGATACAACAAAAGGACAACAAATAAATGCAGGTATTAATAACCTATTTACAGAAGTAACTTGGTGGTATCCAACATCCGGATCTGATTTTAATAATAGATATGTTGCTTACAACTACGGTGAAGATAATGCTAGATTGCCTATGGGTAATTGGTATGGTGGTACAAATACTAATTCAATCAGAACAACTTGGATTGATTCTTTAATTTATCCTAAACCTTACGCAACAGCTTACAATAGTTCAGCCACAGGAACTTTTCCAGCTATAGTAGGAGAAACAGGATTAGGTCGAAGTGTGTTATTTGAACATGAGATTGGCACTGATCAAATTAACCCTGATGGTAGCACAACAACTTTAACATCTTTTGTGCAATCATTTAGTTTTTCTTTACAAAAAGATCAGAGTGAAATCTTTTTAGCGATGAGAAGATTCTTACCTAACTTTAAAGTTTTAACAGGAAACAATAAAGTAACTATTGGTATAAGCGATTTTCCAGCTGAAACTAGAGCAGATTCTCCATTAAGTCCCTTTACAATTACATCGTCTACCAATAAAGTAGATACAAGAGCAAGAGGAAGATACGCTAGCATTAAGATAGAAAATACCGGATCGGGTGAAGCATGGAGATTTGGTACCTTTCAAGTAGATATACAACCAGACGGTAGAAGATAATGACAAAGATAGTAGTAAGATTACCAGAACCTAAAAAAGAATATACAGAGGATAATCAAAGACAAATTAACAGAGCTATCTCTACAGTGGTAGAACAATTAAACGCTACATACTTAACACAATTAAAAGAAGATTCTGAAAGATATACATTTTTTGGATTAGGATAAAATGGCAAATATATATAAAAACGATAAAGTAAGTTTAACAAACACAGATCTTACAACTTTATACACTGTACCTTCTAACTCTAGAGCTATTGTTAAATCTATAAATGTAGCAGAAGATGCTGCGGGTTCAGCAGTTGTAAAAGTAACTTTAACTAATGCAGCAGGCACAGCTTTTGTAGTTGATAACGATGTCAGTTTGACCTCTGGTCAAAAAGAACAAGTGTTGACAGAACCTTTAATTATGGAAGAAAGCGAAGTGTTAAAAGTGCAAGCGACTAGCGGAGCGGTGGACGTGGTTGCATCAATATTAGAAATCAATAGGGAGGATAGATAATGCCATTTGTAGAAACAGAAGCTTCTGTAAGGTATGAAACAATAGACGGTAAAAGAGTTCCGGTAATTACACCTAAAACAGAAGTAACATTAACAAACACAGAAACAGGTGAAGAATACATGTCAGACGCTGAAGCTATGCAGGATGTACAAAATCCTAATACTTCTACTAAATCTGAACACATCAGAAGGGATGTTCATGTGACTGTAGAGTCGATACCTTTAGGTACAGCGACTAACATCAGCGATTGACGGAAGTAGGAAAAACAAGTAAAATTGATATATTATGGGTAGATTCAGTATTAGTAATCCTTTTAAGGCAGCAAAAAAAGTAGTAAAAAAAGTAACTAAACCAATAGCAAAGGTATTAGACAAAGTCGTACCTAATGAGATTAAACCGTTTTTACCTTATGCTGCAGCAGTAGCCCCATTTATGTTACCTGGAGGAGGTATAGCATCTTTACCTTTTTCTAGTAATCCAGCTGTGCAAAGAGCATTACTTTCAGGAACTATTTCGTTAGGATCACAATTAGCACAAGAAGGATCAGAAGGAGACTTTGATATTTTACCTATAGCTTTAGCAGCTGGTTCTGGTTATTTATCAACACCTGGTGCAACAGATCAATTGTTAACAACAAAACAAGCAATAGATCCTGCCATGTCAGCATCTCAACAAGCTAAAATATTAGGAGAAAGATCTCTTTTAACACAAGCAAAAGATTTGGGTATTACAGGTTTACAAAAAGCAGGTGAGTTTATGAGTGCACCGGTAAGAGAAGGTGGTCCTGGTATATTTAGTATGGCTGGTGTAAAAGCTGCGTCTGTTCCTGTAACAGGTCAAACAATACAAGATGCTGTTAACTTTGCTAAACAAGCAGAGGCAGATTATCTAGCAGAATTAGCTGCATTTAACGCACAAGCAGATGAACAAAGAGAAGCAACAGAAGCGGATAGAATAGCATCCATTACCTCTTCTATGTTAAGAGCTAACTTTCCACAGTCCGTAATAGATAGAACTATTGAAGAATTAGGCCTATCTTTAAAAGATGGAGGTGTTGTAAAAATGAAAGATGGTGGTATAATGGATTTAGGTGGTAAAGAAATGGATATGAGAACTGGTGGTTTCATACCTATAGGTGCCAAAGAGAGAGCGGACGATGTCCCTGCAAGATTAAGCAAAAATGAATTTGTAATGACTGCCGATGCTGTTAGAGCAGCTGGTGGTGGTAGCGTAAATAAAGGCGCAAAACGAATGTATGATTTAATGCATAAATTAGAGGCAAGAGCATAATGGCAGAACCAACTACAATATCACAAGTATTACCTTCACCAAAAGTTGAAGCATCGCTAACAACTTTTTTAAAAAATTTAGATTACTTACAAAATTTAGGACTTCCAATTGATCCTGCAACAGGTGAACCTACATTTCCAGGATTAGACCCATCAAAATTTAAACCAACTGTCGCTGCTGAATCACAATTACAACAAGATGCTAGAACTGCAGCAGCAGGTTTAGGATCACTGGTAGGATCTGGTATGCAATTACCTGCAGGAGTAGAAGAAGGATCCATTGCAGCTTTTATGTCTCCATATCAACAAGAAGTTATTGATACAACATTAGCTGAATTTGACAGACAAAGAGGCATAGCAAGAACAGCTGAAAGAGATGCTGCAATAAGAGCGGGAGCTTTCGGTGGTGGAAGAGAAGGTATTCTTGCTGGAGAAGCAGCAAGTAGAGCAGAAGCACAAAGGGGACAATTACAAGCACAACTTTTAGCTCAAGGATTTGCACAAGCACAAGCAGCAAGAGCAGCAGATTTACAAGCAAGACAAGGTCTTGGAACTTATCAAACGCAATTAGGTCAAGCTGGTCAAGCTCAACAACAAGCAATAAGAGATGCAGAAGCAGCGGCTGAAAGAGAAGCACAATTCTTACCTTTCACACAAATAGGTTTAATAGGACAACAACTTGCACAAGTTCAACCAGGTGCGTTTCCTACACAAACAGTTGGATTCCAACAACCAGTTGCAGGACCAAGTCCATTACAAACTGCATTAGGTGTTGGTACAGGTATAGCAAGTATAGGATCTAAATTAGGATTATTTTAATGAGTAAAATATTAAGAAGACCAATGTTCAGAGGTGGTCCCGTTAATAGTTATGGTACGGGCATAGCATCAGGTTTAGCTGATGGTGGTAGAGTTGGTTTTAGAACTGGTGGTAGTTATTTAACTTTACCAGAACCTGTAACTAACACTCCTATAGGCAGAACAAATGCAACGCAAGCTCCAGGAATAACAGGAATAACATTAGCAGATTTCTTTAAACCAGTTTCTGTAACAGGACAAGGATTTAGTGATTACAGACCAGGTGATAGATTAAGACAACTCGAAAGAGAAAAATTTCCTATGTATGATGAGTTTATGGAGGAAACAGAAGAAACACCAGAAGGCGTATTATTAGCATCAACAAATATAGAAGGTTTAAAAATACCAAAACAAAAAACAATAAATGAAGCAGATGTAGAACCAGATTTACCTACATCAAAAATAGAAGAACCTAACGTTCCAGGTAAAAAACAACAAAAAGTAGAAACACCTACAGTTAAACAAACAGAAGATAACGAAGTTACAATGACTGACCTTGAAAGAGCTTTAGGTTTAGATGATGCTAGAAAAGAATATGTAGGTGATGCATTAGCAGCAGCATCAAAAGCATTCTTTGAAGGTAGAGGATTTGAAGCAATATCAGATGCAGCAGCTGTTAAGAGTAAAGCACCAGACATTAAGAGACTTGCTGGTCTTGAAGAGTTTAAAGCTAAAAAAGCAAAAGAACTTTATGAAACTAAATTAGACGCACAACTAAAACAAAAATTAGGAACAAGAGGTGCGTTACAAAAAGATATTGAATATTTATCTGGCTTATCAGGTGCAGATAGAATAGCAGCTTTAGGTAAGTTAGGTTACAAAGCTCCAAGTTTATCTGCTGCAATTAAAGAATTAAAAGTGACTGGACAATCTCCAGATCCTTCTACTATTGTGTCTTTAGCAAAATTATATATTGGTCCTAATTTTAAAGGTGTAATATCTGCAGACACTCAACCTAAAGAAGACGGCACTTATATTTTAGAAGATGCCTCTGCTTTAATGATTGTAAGCGGCGGAAAATCAAAAATTCAAAGTCTTTAATAGAAAGGGGCCGCTATGGCAAAATCATATAACGAATTAATAGCTGCTCAAAACGAAGTAAACACTATTCCTGCAGAAGAAAATAGTGATGTTAGCACAATAGGATCTATCTTTGCTGGTATTGGTACAGGTCTTATAGAAATTCCAAAAGGTTTATTTTCATTAGGTGCAAGTATTTACGACTTAACTAATGATACAAACAAAGCTGCTGAAGTAGAAAAGTGGTTTGAAGAAAACATTTACGATAATCTTGGCGACATTGATGATATTGCAGAAGCAACAGCTGCAGGTAAAATTACAAAGACATTAGTTAACATTGGTGTACCTGGTGGTTTTGCATTTAAAGCTGGTACAAGATTAGCAAACACAGCAATTAATTCTAGAAAAGCTGGTAACTATTTTAAAGTTACAGGTGCAGATGGTAAAGTTATTAAAGACGCTGCAAGTAAAGCTGCATTATTAAATAAAAAAGGTAAAACTGCAAAATTTATTGGTGGTGCTACAGCAGGTGGTATAGCTGAAGGTGCTGTTGTTGGTGATGTAGAAGAGGTTGGAACTTTTGGAGATTTACTTGGTGGACCTACAGAATTAGAAAGAGGAGAGGATGAAACAGATTATGATCCATCAAGAGAATTAATTAACAGAATTAAATTTGGTACGGAGGGTGCATTATTCACAGGATTAATTGGCGGTGTAGGATCAGGTATAAAAGCATTATCACAAAGAGGTAAAGACTTAAGGTTTTCTAATTCTAAAATAGATAGATTTTTAGACAAAGCAGCATCTAAAGTTAGAGCTAGAGGCGGTAAGACGCAAGAGTTTTTTGATATAGAAAGACAACAAGTTGGTACAAGATCAGCAGACGTAAACTTTGCTAAACAAGTATCACAATCGTTAGATAAAAATATAGATGCAATCTATCCTGCATTTAAAACGGTTACTAATAAATTAGTAGCAAAAGAAAGAAATGATTTATTAAGAAGTTTAAATACAGCTATGTTATCTGGTAAACCAAAAATAAATGAAACAACAGGTAAAGTTGTATTTGGTGAAATAGATCCTACTAAAAAGAAAATCGTAGATAATATATTAGACAAAGCAAAAGCAGATAAAAAAACTAGATCGGCTATCTATAATAACATAAACTCAATTAGAAATGGTTGGGGTGAAATGTTTAGTTCTCTTGGTGGTAGATTAAAGGGACAACAATTTACAGAGTTTAAACAATTATTTGGCAAAAAATTTCAAGATTATTTAGGTTCTACTTATGATGTGTTTTCTAATAAATCTATATTACCTTTTTTAAGTTATAAGCCAACAGAACAAGCTGTGGCAAAAGCTATAAAATTATTTAGAGATACTGCTAGAGCAAATGGCAAACCTATTACAGAGGGACAAGCAGAGTATTATGTTAATAGATTAATAAAAACGGCACAACTTCCTAAAGGATTTAAAATGGATAAAGCATCTGATGTAGTGTTTCAAGTTCCAGATTTCTTTGTAGGTAAAACAATATTAGATGATGCTGTAACTGCAAGAGGATACACAAACATGGTTAACTTACCTAAAGGTGCACAAGCTGTAATTAAAGAATTATTAGGTGAACAAAAAAATCCTATGCAAACTATACTTGCAGGCACAAGTCGATTATCTTTAGTAGCAAGACGTAATGAATTTTTTGATGACCTAGTTAAGCAATCTAACGCAGATAAAGCTGCAGGTAAAAGAGGTATGTTCTATGATACAGAACAGGAAGCCTTTGATGCACTTGGTCCTAACATTAGAAAAATAAATATAGACCCTAACAAAGCATTAGAAGCTGGTATTACTAATCCTATTAATGGTAAATTTGCTATTGATGAAGTAGCTGATGCATTAGAACTTACAAATAAACAAGGACAATTAAAAAGCACAGGTGCAAGAATTTACGAGGGTTTAGTATTATATCCAAAAGCAACATCACAAATTGCAAAAACTATTTTATCACCAGTAACTCATGCTAGAAACTTTGTAAGCGCTGGAGCTTTTGCTACAGCAAACGGTATTATACCTACACCAGGTGCCATAAGAGATTCTTATCAAGCACTACAAACAGGATTAATAGGAACAGCAAAACAAAATGAACTTTATAGAAAACTTCTTAAGTTAGGTGTGGTAAACTCTAACGTAAGATTAGGAGATCTACGAGGATTATTAGAAGATATTGATTATGGTGCAACTTTTTCTGCAGATAAAGGATTAAGAGCATTACTTAAACCTCTATCAAAAGTAAAACAAGTATCACAAGATTTATATACAGCTGAAGATGATTTTTGGAAAATTATATCTTGGTCTGCCGAGACGTCTAGATTAGGAAAAGCTTATGCTAAAGCAGGAATAAAAAGAACTAAAGCACAATTAGAAGAAGAAGCTGCAAGCATAGTTAGAAATAATGTGCCTAACTATGATTATGTGGGCGAGTTTATAAAAGGTTTAAGAAGATTTCCATTTGGTAACTTCGTATCATTTCCAGCAGAAATATTAAGAACAAGTACAAACATAGTGAAGCGTGGATTAGATGAAGTGTTTACAACTATGAAAAATGATAAAGGAGAAACAGTAAGACCGTTAGCTAAAATTGGTATGACAAGATTATTTGGTATGGGTGCAACGACTGCAGCTGTACCTTACGCAACTGTAGCTTTAGCTCAAGCATTATATAATGTGGCTGATGAAGAAATAGAAGCAATGAGAGAATTTGTTGCTGACTGGTCTAAAAACTCAACACTTGTGCCTTTAAGAGATAAAGATGGTAAATTAAAATACATAGACTTCTCACACGCAAATGCATATGACACTATTTCAAGACCTATACAAACTGTAATTAATGCAGTGCAAAGAGGAGAAAAAGATAAAGACGGTATTCTAGATGATTTTATTTTAGGAACGATTGAAGCAACAAAAGAATTAGGTCAACCTTTTGTGTCTGAATCTATCTGGACAGAAGCCATTACAGATATATTTTTTAGAGGCGGTAGAAGTAGATCAGGATCTAGAGTTTGGAATCCTGATGATACACCTGGAGATAAAATAAAAAAATCTATAGGTCATTTAGTAGAGGCACAAATGCCTTTGTCTGCAAAACAATTTGAAAGATTAAAACTTGCATTTAAAAATAATGCAGAACCAGTGGGTGTTGTAACTAAAGGTAAGTTTAATGAATATGGTGAAACGTATGAATTAGGTGATGAAGCGTTAGGATTTATTGGTGCTAGGGCCATACCCGTTGATCCAGAAAAATCTATTAAATTTAAAATAGCAGACTTTCAAAAAGGAGTTTCTAACTCTAGACAGCTATTTACAACAGAGCTTTTAAAAGGTGGACCAGTAGAACCCAAAGCCATTGTAGATGCATACATCAATGCCAACAGAGCTTTATTTAATAACAACAAAAAATTTTATAACGTATTACAAGCATCTAAAGTATTAGGAGCTGATCAAGATAAAATAGCAAGTAAAGTAATAGACAGAGTAGGTAGACCTACTTATGGGTCTGTTAATGAAGGTATATTTAGACCTCTAAATATTTCAGATAAAGTTATGCAAGCTTTTGCAGAAAATGCAGAAAAACTAGGACTACCTAATCCGTTTATTGAGGCAGCTCCTATACTAGGTGAGATAAAATCTAAATTATTTGAGGTGCCTTTAACGGAAGAAGGTATACCAGAATTTATCAATCCATTTGATAATCTACCAGATCCTACCCTAGGACCAGTGAGTGAACTCCCTCCTATGATAGATGCTGCAAATCCTACAGTAGTAGCGGCCAATCAAAAACTTGTGCCAGGCAACTTTAATAACTTGACACAGGCTCAAAAATATCAATTATTGTTCCGAGATTAATTATGAGCATGAAACCTAAAACAACAAGAGAACACATTTTATCCCTATATGGACACATATCAGGAGTCAAAAAAAATTTATCACACGTACATCAAGACGTAGAAAAATTGGGCGGAAAGATAGATAAATTCTATTGGGTTCTTTTGACTGTTGCGGGAACAGCAGTCGTCTTTATGTTGGAGAGGATATTTACATGAAATTAAGTAATAACTTTTCTTTGCGTGAGCTTACCAAATCGCAGACAGCGGAGCGTAAGGGCATTGATAATACACCAACAGACGAGCACATAGAAAATTTAAAATTACTTTGCGAAAATATTTTACAACCCATTAGAGATGAGTGGGGCGTTGTAAGTGTGTCATCAGGCTATCGTTCACAAGCGCTTTGCCAGGCAATCGGCAGCGTAAGCACCAGCCAACATGCCAAGGGGCAGGCGGCCGACTTCGAATGTCACTCTGTAGATAATAAAGAATTATTTGAGTGGGCTACAAATAACCTAGACTTTGATCAAGCAAT